ATTGCAACACCCACATCTATTGTGAAAGATGCTACTTCTCGTGGGGATGGCAGTGATAAGTCCGGGGATGGCAATGATAAGCCCGGTGCGAGGGGTGTTGGATCTGAAACAAGCACCCCAACATCTGCTAGCGCAGCGGGCCTCTCTGGTGCTCAGATGACTAATGCGGGGGGTTTTGATACTGAAAAAGGTAGCTGGGGTGTCGGGCCGATGGCTAAAGGCGGTCTTGTAGCAAGACCTAAAGCTCCCGCAAAGAAGACCCCTCGTCGTAAAATGAAGATTTGACAATCTACCACAAATAGGCTAGATTATTAAGATAAGGCTACCCGGGGGATAGACCCCCGGCCCCACAGAAAGGATAAGCCACGTGGATGTAATGGAAAAACCCAAGGTCGCAGGATTTGTGAATCAGGGTAATAGTCGTAGTAACCGTAAGCGCATTGAACAAGAAGAGAAGGAACTCGAAGAGCTTCTCACAGGAAAGGCTTCCCAAGAGGAAACTACGGACGAAGAGCCTGAGGTAGAGGCTACAGAAGAAAAACCTCTCACCCGAGAGGAAGAATCCTTTAAGAAGCGTTATGGAGATCTCCGTCGCCACCTACAGCAAAAAGAAGCTGAGTGGGAAACTCGGTTCAAGCAGTTGGAGTCTAAAAGTCCAGAACTCCCTGCCAAAGAAGAGGATCTGGAGGAGTGGGTGAATAAGCACCCAGACGTGGCGGCTATTGTTCAAGCTCTTGCAGCTAAAGAGGCTGATAAGCGTTTTCAGGGTGCTGAAAACCGTCTCCGTCAAATTGATGAAGAGCGGGAAGAACTCTCTCGTCAACGGGCAGAACAAGTTATCCGTAAGTCTCACTCTGACTTTGATGAGATCAAGGCTTCTGACGCATTCCATGATTGGGCAGAGGAACAACCTAAGTGGGTTCAAGATGCAGTCTATGAGAATGCAGATGATCCTAAGTCTGTCATTCGCGTAATTGATCTGTATAAGGTTGATAAGGGGATGACCAAGCAGGCTCGTAAGCAGCAAGACAAAGATGCAGCTTCTACCATCCCCACTAAATCTCGTACTACTATCGAGGATGATGAGGGCCAAGCATATTTCTCTGAGTCTCAAGTTGCAAAGATGTCCGACAAGGACTACGAGAAAAACCAAGACAAGATTATGGAAGCTATGCGTACAGGTAAATTTAAGTACGATCTTTCAGGTGGTGCTCGATAAAGAGTTGACAAAACTCAAGAACACCATATAACTAGATACTATCACCAGAGGCCCCTTTAAGGATACCCTCTGGCACCTTACTAGAGTGTTAGTCTGTAGGTAGTAATACCTTTGTAAGACTAACCTATCTTGCCCTTGTAACTCAGTAGGTAGAGTGCCTGATTTGTAATCAGGATGCCGTGGGTTCGATTCCTGCCGGGGGCACCAAACGAATAACACTTCAGGACTACCCAAGCTGTTGGGCCTCCGTAAGGCTGATCCCCTTAGGACACCCCATAAAGATTGGCCTCTGTGAATCTGGTCTGTTCGTTCTTTCTCAGGTCATAAGGGCCTGAGGTCTAACTTATACGCCATAACAAAGGAGAATCTCTTATGGCTTTCGCTTCCGCTGCAGGTTATACGAACCTGCCCAATGGCAATTTCAGCCCGGTTATCTACTCGAAGAAGGTGCAGCTTGCACTGCGTAAGAAAACCACTGCTGCCGACATCACGAACTCGGACTACTTTGGTGAAATCTCGGGCCAAGGTGATACTGTGCGTATCATCAAGGAACCGGAAATCTCGGTTTCGGCTTATGCCCGTGGTACTCAGGTTACTGCTCAGGACCTGCAGGATGATGACTTCTCGTTGACCGTTGACAAGGCTAACTATTTTGCCTTCAAGGTTGATGATATTGAAGAGAAGCATTCGCATGTCAACTTCATGGACATGGCCACCAATCGTGCTGCTTACCGTCTTGCTGACCAGTATGACCAAGAAGTTCTTGGTTACATCTCGGGTTACAAGCAGGCAACCCTCCACACCAACGCGGATACCGTGAACGATCAAGTCTCGGGCACTGTTGCTGTTGATACTGCTGGTACTGACGAACTGCTTTCGACTATGAAACTGTCGCGTCCGAGCTTTGGTAACATCACAACAGCGGGTTCGACTGGGGACTCTATCCCGGTTGCTGCTCGTCTCCCGGGTGCTACTGCTCTCCCGACCACCTACGTCTCTCCGGTTATGCTGATTAACCGTATGGGTCGCCTTCTGGACCAACAGAACGTGGATAAGTCGGGCCGCTGGATCGTGATTGACCCGGTGCTGCTGGAAGTTCTCGCTGATGAAGACTCGCGCTTCATGAACGCTGACTTTGGTGACTCGGGTGGTCTTCGTAACGGTCTGGTCATTAACCAGTGGAACGGTTTCCGTGTGTATGTCTCGAACAACCTGCCTTCGGTTGGTACGGGTCCTGCTACTACGGGTACCTCGGCCCAGTCGAGCAACTTCGGTGTTCTGGTTGCTGGTCATGACTCGTCTGTTGCTACTGCCGAACAGATCAACAAGACCGAGAGCTACCGTGACCCGGACTCGTTCGCTGATATCGTTCGTGGTATGCACCTCTATGGTCGCAAGGTCCTTCGTCCTGAAGGTATCACGGTCGCACGTTACAACCTCGCCTAAGGCGCTTAGGGGGGCCATAAGGGTCCCCCTTACAACTTCCTCGAAAGGATAATTCTATGTCTCTCGCGCAAGCTCTGCGTAGTCAGGCGATTGTGGTTGATAAATATGTTGACCTCGCCGCTACTTCGGGTACCACTGTTGGTATCTCGGTTCCTGCTGGCACTCTGGTGCTGGCTGTTGGTTTTGAACCCTCGGAAGCTGTCCCGGATGTCACCACCTACACTATGGACATCACAGACGGTACTACTACTTTTGCTAACGATCTTAACTTTGATAATACTGCCGCTGGCACTATCAAGGTTGGCACTACCGCTGGTGTAGTCGCCGCTGCAGATACGATTGACGTTGTGACTACTATCTCGGGTTCCCCGGGTGTTATCACCGGACGCCTGTTTGCTGTGATTATTGATGCTAACGAGTCGGTTCGTCCTGCGGCTTCTGCTGCCCGCGATAAGCTGGCTTAATAACCTTGGGGCCGATCCCTCTATGGGGTCGGTCTCTTCTTTTAGGGGGTAGCCCCTAACTTGGTAGTATAAAAGGACGCACCATGTCTAAGGGCAATACTTTCGAAAATGATCTGTTGAAGTTGATCTTCAACGCCACAGCGATTGCAAACATCGCGGACAATGCGGTCACATCGCCACTGACCAACCTCTATGTTTCACTTCACACTGCCGACCCCGGCGAGGCTGGTAACCAGACCACGAACGAATGTGCATACACCAGCTATGCGCGGGTTGCGGTGGCACGGTCCGGCGCTGGGTGGACGGTCACCGCCAACAGCGTTTCACCTGCGGCAACAATTACCTTTCCTGCGGCCACGGGCGGCACCGAGACGGCAACCTATGCTGGGTTCGGCACCGATGCGAGCGGCGCGGGCAAGTTGCTCTACAGCGGCGCTATCAGCCCTACAATTACTATCTCCTCTGGAGTAACGCCTCGCCTCACCACGGCCACGGCCATCACCGAGGATTGATCTAATGGTTAAGCTCGTCAACCGCGCAAAGATGACCACAGCAACGACTGGCACAGGTACAATCACGCTTGGCTCTGCTGAAAGTGGCTACCAGACCTTTGCTGGTGCGGGTGTCGTTGATACTGATGTAGTTCGCTATGTTATCGAGGATGGCACTGACTGGGAGATCGGCACAGGCACCTATACGGCTACTGGGACCACTCTGTCACGGACTGTGCTTGAGAGTTCCAATGCTGATGCTGCTCTTAACCTGACTGGCTCCGCAGTGGTGTATGTCTCGGCTACGGCTGAGGATATTCCGCCTGTTCTTGAGTTGTATGCTGAGAACTATGTTTCTGGTACACTACCAAGCGCTACAGGGATTGATGCTTTCGTTATTGGTCGAAACTCTACTGCATCAGGTCAAAGAAGTGTGGCGTTAGGGGCTTATTCAACAGCCAGCGGTTCTTATAGTCTTGCTATAAATGGAAGCACTGCATCAGCGACAAACTCTGCCGGAATATTGGGGTCTGCAACGCAAAATGGCGCGACAGCGATTGGCTCTAACAGCGGTTTATTAATTGCTCAAGCCGCTGGGCAAGGTGCTATGGCTCTCGGCGGCTCTCGCGCCTCTGGCACAGACTCCTTCGCAGCAGCTATAGCCAGCAACTCTTCAAGCTATGGTGCTACTGGTGCTAACTCGGTGGCGATTGGTAAGCTGGCGAAGGCGAGTAGTTCCGACGCTCTAGCATTAGGGGATACTTCAACTGCTTCCGGCACGAACTCTTTTGCTCATGGCCGCAGTTCAATCGCTAATAGCGCCGACGCTGTTGCTATTGGTATCGGTGCAACAACCACAGCGAGCAGGGCTTTTAGCTTTGGAGACAACTG